TGCTAGTGGCGTCTCCTGTGGATTTAAGGCCTGTTTCTAGGGTGAGAGCGCGCCGGCCGTAGGTGGCAATGGAGGTCGCGTCGGTCGCCTGGTGGTATGAGGGCGGGTCGCCATGGCTCACTGAGGCATCGTTAATGATGCTCGACTGGTTCTGATTCCATGAGGGCGTGTAGATGACGCTATTAGCGGGCAGGATTGTGGCGGCGAAACTGGTGGGGAACGAGTCCCACGTCTGCTCATAGAAAGACCAGGGGTTAATAAGGGCCGACCATGCGCCGGCAAACGCTGTCGCGCCTCTCGAGCCATAAGACTCGAATACAATAACTCCCGTAGGCGTATCAAAATACGTACCACCGGACCACTCCGCTAGGGCCTGGAGCCCATCTAGGCACGTTTGGGGAACTGCATTACCGGCCGATACGGCGAATAGTTCCAGGCTCGAGGTTCCACCATTTAGGTAGTTTTCTCCGGAGTCTGTAAGGATTTCCTCGGCCCTTGAGTAGACCGTTTCTGAGGAATAGCCGGCGGTTCCTGTAATCCTCGAGCCCAAGTTTGACAGGTTTCCAATGGCAGTGACCGTCGTAATTGCTGTGGGTGGCACCGAGGATAGGTGAGTTATCGAAATATCGGATACCTCGCCGGTAAATCGGGTCGTAGTCCATGCGTTAATGTCCACGCTGTCCGATAGGGCAATATCAAGCCCGGCGGACCCACGAATAACGATAACCGCGGTAGAGGCTTCCGGTTGACTCGAAATGTCATTACGGCCGTGAGTGATGCTCACCTGATATTCGACGTCATCTAGATCAAGGCTCACGCCTCCGACAATGATATGACTAATAGGGCTCGTCATGAGTTGAGAGCCTGCCCGGTGCGGCCTAGTCGCCTGTCAGAATCGAAGATTGCTCGCTCGATTGCCTGGGCAATCGTGGTGGAGTTAAGCGATGAAATGAAGCCCATAGGCGAGCCGGCGATACGTGCTGCGGCCTCGGTACTCATGGCAGGTCCGCCACTGAGAGTCGAGGTTGCGCCGGACTGCGCTACACCTGCGGCCCGGAGTGCGTCGACGATTTCTTGGGCTGCTGCATCTCCAATGGTCTTGCCCATTGTGCGGCCCATTTCCTCGAGCATGGATGCGGAAGCGGCCAGGGCATTCTGTGTGCCGGTGAGGAATTGGACCGCGGAGTTTACGCCTGCAATGAGGAATTCGGGGGTCATGCGTTCGGCTGTCGTCTGAGCCATTCGCTGCACTTCTACGAGTTTCGACTGCATCGTAGGGATTAGGCCCTGTTCGATCATTTCGGCGGCGAGTTTGTTGCCGGCTTCCGGGCCGAGTGCTGCCACGGCGTCGCGTAGTTCCGGGCCGCCTTCACTACTGATCTTTTCGAGGTAGTTCCCGAATAGACCTGCCTGCTCGATCTGCTTGTTAAAGCCGTCGAGGAGGCTTTGCCCGGTGCGCTTGCCGTCCTCGTCGAATTCTTGGATGGTTCCGAGGTTGATACCGGAAGTAATATTGGCGGCCATTTTCGACTGCCATTCGGTCATCTCTTCCCGGGCTGCCTGTAATTTCTTTTCGGCGTCGCCCAGTTGGGCGGTGAGTTCTTTAACGAGGTCAATTTGCTTACGCAACTGCGGGTTCATTTGCTTAATTGCTCCGGTGAGGCTTCCCCCGCCACCACCGCCGCCGCCACTGCCGGACATTTCTTCGCGGGATTTCTTTAGACGCTCCTGCATTCTGGCCAACATATTGTTCATGCTGTTCATGCCGTTATAGGCCGCCGTAGGTGTGCCGCCTGTCTCGGCCCCACCGAATGCGAAGACTGCTCGAGTTGCTGCTGCGGCCCCGTAGGCCGCGTATTGGATATATTCGAATTCTTTACCGTAGGCTCGAGCCTGCTTTACTGCCTGCTGGAAAGCGTCGCCGGTTGTGGAAAGAATTTGCCAGGCTTGACTGAAATTGTTTTGGCCGAGCGCGTCGCCTACCTCGAGCATTGCGTCTGCGAATCCGATTGCGTTAATGCCGGCGTCGTTAATGGCCGCGCCTACGTTCTGCGCTGCGGGCTGCATTGCGCGCATTCGGTCGACGGCGTTATCTAGTTCGGTGGAAGTGTCTCCTACTGCGCCGATAAGTCCGGTTCCGAATGCTTCGATTAGTTCGTCTGTGGCTATTTGGAGTTTCTTCATTCCACCGGCGGCGGTGTTTGCTGCTGCTTCTGACTGGCCTTGGAATGTGGCAGTCAACTGTTCGTTAATGGCCTTCATGTCGCCGGACTTGAGGGTGGCAGCGTCAATGCCTGCGCCTAGTTTGCCGAGCGCGCCTGTGTTGCCGTCATAAGCCTTGCCGAGTGCGTTAGATACTGCCTCGAGGCTCTTGCCTGTGCCCACGGATACGTCGAGGGCAATTTGGAGGGCCGATTGTGCTTCCTCAACTGAGCCGGTTGAGCGTACGAGCCGGTCGAATGCTGGGCGTAGTTCCGAGTCGGTTACGGCTGCGGTGTATTGCAGGTCGTCAATAAACTTGTTTACCTTCTCGGACTGGGCCCCGAATCCGAGATTGTTGAGGGTCGTTCCAAGTTTGGTTAATTCGGCTTCCTCGGCCATGGCGGCCTGTACACCTTGCACACCGATAGCCACGGCGAATGCGCCGGCCGCTGCTGTGGCACCGATAAGGGCAGGCCCGACCATGCTATTAAGGCTCTTGCCGAAAATGGTAAAAGAATCGTCGGCCGACTTGAGGCCCTTGCGGAGTTTGTCAACGTCTGCGGCAAGGTAGACGGTTAGGGTTTTGCCGATAGCCATTAGAGGAAACTCCACTTCATAACGATTCGGTCAACTGCTGCCGACCATTCCTGCATAGCCCCGTTCTGGTATTCCCTGACGTTGCTCATCCAGTCGGAACCCTGGCCGAAAGCCTCGGGGGCTCGTTTCTGTGAACCGGCTCGGCCTCGGTCGCCTTTGTCGGTCAAGTACCGGACCATGGTTGGCGAAGCCCCACCGGAGAACTTTTTACGGGCCCCGCCAATAGTGACCGCCGGTACTCGGTCTTTCCTGACCTTGACTGATTCGGCAATAACCTGGCCCCATGGGCCCGCGTAGTTAATGGCAGCCTCACGCCACGCTGGAGCCATATGCTTATCGGCCACCGATTGCGAGGCTACGCGGAGTTCTGCCGACGCTTCTTTAGGCAGGGCACGAAAGGCCCTGAGAACGTCATTAAGGCCTTCTACGTACGTGTCGAATGTCTTAGTCGCTGCCACGGCCAAGCACCTCCACGATTGTTGCCAGTTGCCGGGGGCTGTAGGCCGCTACCTCTTCCACGGGCCTGCCAATCCTGACGGCGAGTTGAGTTATGAATCTACGGACTGAGCCGCTTGGGTAGGGTCCGGCGTTTCGGCGTCCTCTGCCCAGACGGCCTTTTCCTTTGCCCATGTCTTGACCTGTGCCAGCGTGCTAGGTGATTCCCCGGTCACATGGATATAGGCGCAGATTAGGCGAATGCCCATCGTGCCCGGCTTGCGCTTGGCCTTGTCGTACAGTTCCTCCGCTTCCATGAGGTCTGCGGAGCAGATCTGATAAGTAGCGGATTCCGGACTGTCTGACGTTGTTACGGTAATGCTTGGGTACATGGTGTTTCCCCGCTCTCTGTTGGTTGTTTAGGCGAAAGTGACGGTCCCCTGTGCGGAAACGGTGCAGGTTGCCACGCCTGCGGCGTCGAAAGTGACATCGCATGAGTCGATCCACATGGCGGTGCTTGCCCACTTGCCTGTAGCAGACTCAACCTCCATGACAATCGAGGTTCCTGCGGCGATCGAGGTCTGGAGCGCGTCGTACATGCCCGAATTCTCGTCATACAGGAAATCGAGTGAAATCGTAGAGTTGAGGTCCGTCTGATTAAATGCCACGTCGCTGAGAGTCTTAGTGCGAACAATGGTGGGCGTGGTGGTAACGGTGCCGGTCGTTACCTGGTCCTCGTACTGCGTCGCGCCAACTTTGACTGTGAAGGCGGCGCCGGACACTGAGACAACTGCCATTTTAATTCTCCTTCATATGGGCCGAGACGTTTATCTCGGTTGTGTAAACGGTGCCTTGCGCGCCCACGTCATTAAGTTGTGGGGGGTTTACGATATCCCACGAAAAGCCGTCTGGGATAAGTGGCAATAGCGCGTCGACTGCATTTTCTATATCGAGCGTTGCTGCCTCATTGTTTCGGGGTGAGATGACGACTAGCACGCGCCAACGCACCCGGTAATTAAGGTTAGAGCCGATTCGCTCCGGAACAATCCAAGGCGAGTCGGGCACAATGACGATGGCCGGCGGCCGCGGCACTGCGGGAACTGTGGTATAGACCTGTAGGCCCTGGCCGCTAAATGCGGTTACTAGGGCCTCGCGGGCTTCCGTGGTAAGGGCTGTCATCCGATCATGCCCTTAACGTCCATATAGGGGCCCAGAAGTGACATAACTCGGCGGGTCATCCATACGGAAAGCCTGTATGGCCCGGGTGAGAAGTCTGTTGCTACGGCCTGGCCGCCTGCGGCGGTTCGGGCCTGGAAGATTTCGACGGCCACCGAGAGGGCGGCCTCTTTGCAGGCTGCCGGCTCGAGTTCGTAGGCCCCGTCGGTGAGTAGGGAAGCAACGATATCGTCTGCGGCCTCGGCCACCTGATCGAAAGGCTCGAGCGGCGGGTCATAGTCGAGGTCTAGCGCGGTGGCTAGTTCCTCACCCGTCACGAGTGCCATATCGTTGCTTCCCTACTCTTGCGGCGATTAAGCCTGGTTGTAAATGCCGACGATGCCCGCGGGGGTGAACGGCGTGATGACGCCGTAACCGTAGATTGCGGTATCGCGGGCCACGTTGCCGGCCACGTCATTAGAAATCGTGCGGGGTCCGTCCTCTGCCCAGCGAACTGCGGCGGAGTTGGTCACGATTGCGTCCTGAGTCTCGTTGGTCGCGAAGTTGCGTGCCAGAACGAGCGGCAGGCCCATGATGGACGCGCGAATGGTGCGACCATCGAACGTGCCCGACGCGTTAAAGTTGTTGTAGTTCTGGCTCTGGAAGTACGACCATGCGGCGATCTTCTTGTAAACGGCCGAGTTGACGTAGACAACCTCTGCCGGCTGCCCGGTAGCGTTCTCGACGTCGACTGCTGCTGCCCACACTGCCGCAACGAAAGCCTCTCCCGTGGTGTCTGCGGAGAAGTCGTAGTCGACACCGGCGGTGTCGTTGGCCCAGAGTCCGGTCTGGAATGCGTAGTCCGTCTCGGTGCCGTATGCGCCCATCATGATGCGCATGTGCGCGGTGACGTAGGACGGGTCGGTGCGCTCGATAACCTGCATCGTGAGGCGGTTGCCTGCGGCGTAGGTTGCGAGAGTCGCGGTACCCTTCTTAATGTCGATATCGACCGAGTTAACCTCGTCTCCTTCGTTGCTCTGAATGGCGACAATGGCCGAAAGGTCACCATCGAAGTAAGGCCAGTTGATGGTGAGGCCTGCGCCGGCTGCCGAAACTGCGCCACCGACGGCGTTAATGCAGGGGCGGCCACGGTCGAGAACGCCACGGATATCGCGCCACCACACTGGGGGAACCAGGCCCGGTGCGTCGGCCAGGGTCGACACGTCGAGGGTGCGCTCTTCTGCACCTGAGTAGACGGCCTTAACGTACTCACCGAATGAACGGTAAACACTGAGCGGGTGAGCGGCCTCGGTGACGAATGCTCGAGCGGAGATTTCCGAGACTTCCCGGCGAACCTCTGCAATAGCCTCGCGGGCCTCAATGTCGGCGGTGACCGCAGGAGCGGTTTCCACCTCTACGGTTTCGACTGACATTATTTCCTCTTCTCTAATTGCGCTTACGCCTGCCGTGGCGTACGCGGGCATATGTGTGACGCTTACCTCTTGGATTGCTGCCCGGGCGTGCTTCACAATGGTGCGGGCCTTGTTCCAGATGGACTCTGCGGGAGTAAATCCCACGCTCAAGCCTCGCGCCGAATTGGTCCGAATGAGTGTGGCCGCGTCCCTGCCCATCGCGGTATTAGCGATATCGAAGCCGATATAAAGCCCATCGGGCTCGTTCTTGGCCTCGGTGATGACGCCAATGGGCTCACCATGACGGTAGGCGAGGGGCTTCCCGATTACATCTGCGGGGTCGAATGCGTTGGCGTCGAATGATTCGCGCACTGAGCCGATCTGTGTCTCGACTCCGTAGGGAACTGCGCGACCATATCCGGATGCCACAACGTCGGTATTTTCCGACTCCTCGCGCATATCGAGGAGCAGGTCTGACAGAAATTCGGTGGTCTGCATTAGGGCCTCATATCCGGGTCTTCGGTGATGATATCGGGCAGGTCGAGCAGGTCGCGGGCCTCGTCAACGCTAATAACCTCGAGCGGCCGGAGCGTCGCAATCAGATTCGTGATCTCTGAGTTATTGGCCTTGAGGAATACGGAAGTATCGAAGTCGACCGAATGGCCTCGGGGAGTCACATCGTTCATTGACAGACGCTCGGAAATGAAACGCATTACCGGCGTAAGGCTTAGGTCGAGTAGGAGTCGGTACATATCGACCCTATTTTGGTAGGTGAGATTTGCCCCTTGTGTCGAAGCATTTAGCCACATGGCGTCTAGGTTTGCCTGCCGGGCAATAGCGATAGCCGAAGCATTACGAGCCTCGGTGAGTTGCATATCGTTAGGCGAGAATCCGCCAACCGACTCCGTGGAAATGGTCGAATTGAGGTAAGCCGTCGACCGGGAGGTACGGGCCTCTTCCCACGCGGTGAGCAGGTCGTCGACGACGGATGCCGGCAGGTCTGCACCTGAGTTCTTAAGGATTACGTTGGGGCTCGGATATTCGGCGTAGCGCAGGCACGCTGCCTCGAGGGCTGCTGCTGTATTTACTGCGCTTGCCATGGTGCGGAGCCAACCGCCAAGACCGTCACCATCGAACCGAATAATGTCCCGCATGGGGACATACACGCCATTCCAGTAAATCTGCCCTAGAGCCGGGAATACTTCCATAGATGCGTCGGCCGACGGGGTGAACGAAATCTGGTCGTAGGGCATATATTCTATCGCGCTGGGGAAGCCGTCCCACGACCGCGCCGTGATATGCCAGTAAGCCACGTCTCTAGTGAGCAGGTCGGTAACTGTGCGGGTCATGATCGAGCCGTAAGTAGTTACCGGGTCGGGCTGCGTCAAGAAATACCGGGCAACTACCTGATCTCGGCCGATATATTCCTTAAGCGGGAATGCCGAAATGGTGTGCGTGTAGACCTTTAGGGCCTTAGTGAATGCCGGCACCTGTAGGGCAACGCTCATGGTTGTGGCGTATACGTTCATGCCTTGCACCATGCTCAAGATGGTGGAAGAAATGTCGCGAACTTGCGGGACCGGCTCGGCTTCCATTCGCGCTGCCGCTTCCTGGATTTGAGCATGGTCCCGCAAGATCGCTAGTGAACGGGGAAACGCCACGGGTGTAATTCTGCTGCCTATATCACAAGTGGTCAAGTGTGCGCGGTATTCGCGGTTTGTGCGTGTCTATATGGCGACGAATTCTGAGCGGTGAATAACTCGAGTGTTCTCCGGGTCATAGGTTGCCGGTTGGCCCAAGGCCCATGCCTCTTCCATTGTTATCCATCCCCAGACGTCGACTGTTCTAAATTCGGGGTCTGGCAGATGGGCG